GCTGTCTGCAACGGCGCACCATTCGACTCACTGGTCGGAATACTCTCGCGCGCGTTATGTGTGGGGTTTAATTCTGTATCTGTATCTTTATCTGTCGTGACTTGTCGTGACAGATGCGTGACACGTCGTGACTCATCGTGACAATCAGCATTATGTTTCCGCAGCTTTTCCCGCTCCCGCTGCGCTCTCTTACGCTCTGCCGGGGATTTTGCCGTTTGCGAAACGTTACCATTGTCCTCTTTCAGCACCTGACGTTTTTCCCATCCGGAAATAAGGTCACCATCCAGAACCCGCCCCTGCATTGCATGCAAAATTGAATCAATTACGTCTTCCGTCACATCAAGCGCACTTGCTAAATCTTCCGTCGTGACATCAATGTGACCACGTAGTGACACGCCGTGACATGTCGTGACATTTCGTGACGCGCTCACCAGAAGGTGGATATACACTGCCATCACTGTTGCGATTGGCTGTCCTGATACCCTGGCAATCGTTCGCCACTTGGGGTCATTTGGCATGTCATGCCACAATCTGAGCCAGGCATTAGCCATACTCACCTCTTCTGATACCGAACTTTACCCACGAACTTCCGGAAGAAATCCGGTATAAATATTGTTGGTCAATGCACAACAACTGCATTACCAGGCTGACCACCACTGTTAGTCAGGGTGCCCCAGGCGATCGCTACAGCGACAAAATCATCCACATCTTTCACCAGCCGATCCCGTCGTTCGACGATCTCCCGGTAATATTCAGAACTGTGACTGCGCATACGGGCCACCAGCAAAGGCGGCATCGCCTTTTCGATCGCCGGTAACAGCGCCTGAATTTTTTCAACAGCATCAGACGTGTCCTTCTCCACCCAGCGGAAAATTTTCTGGGTATTACGAGCCAGGGCTTCCGGATGGCTGTCGTCGTACAGTTCCGGGAACGTCATCCCCAGCTCGAAATAAATCCGGGCTATTTCAGCTGCGGGAACTTTCTCACCATCAGGATGTGCCCAGGCATTCATCGCCATGCGGATGTGTTCATGCTTGATTTTCATGAATCAACCTCCATCAGCCTTTTTGGTGTTAAGTTCATATTTGTGACGTGAAGGGGACGTGATTCCAGTGTATTCGGGCCATATAAGCTCCCAGTCATTAGGTCTCAATTCTCGTCTTGTAACATGTCCTCCAGTTTCTGCTTCTATCATCAACGCACGAACAGGAGACACAGGTGAAGTTCCAGATGCCATTTGGGACAAGAAAGACGGAGACACACCAAGATTGGTCGCAAATTTTTTTGCTTCTCCAGTTTTTAATGATTTGATGAATTCCTTTAGCGTCATAATTTTTATCTCAGCACATTTAGAACAAGTAAAAGTTTATACACAACTAAATAAACCAGTCAAGTATTTGCTTATTTTGCGATTACTAAAGATAATGTATGTATGGAAACAAAAGAGATTCGGCGTTTACGCCTCAAAGAGTGGTTCAAAGACAGGACTTTGCCGCCTAAAGAGAAAAGTTACTTATCTCAGTTAATGAGCGGTAAAGCTACGTTTGGCGAAAAGGCAGCTAGACGTATTGAACAAACATATGGGATGCCTGGGGGATATCTTGATATTGAACCAGAAGACATAACAGAGTCTCCATCATCAAGATCTATAGCATTAACCCCTAACCAATTAGAATTGCTACAAATATTTAGTGCTTTCCCTGATAATGAGCAGCAGGAGATCATAAAAGAACTAAAAAACAAAAAAGAGGCTATGGAAGATCTTGTCGCACGTTGGTTGGCACGACAAGGTCGCCGAGCCTGACGGGATATATAGATATCAGATGGGCGTACTCGAAATTAGTGCTCTTAGAATTAAGATGCTTCTATTGGCAAAAGGCTGGAGCCAAGCAGGACTTGCGCGCAGAATTGGTATTGCTCAACAATCCGTGCAACGGTGGGTTTGTGGTATCTCAAGCCCTACGGCAGCTAATCTAGATAAACTATCTGAAGTAACGGGACTTCCTCAGTATTGGTTTTTCTTACCATTAAATGAAGAAAAAAAAGACAGGGCACAGGATATATTAAAAATAACCCCTAATCAAAAGGAACTACTTCAAACATTTGAGGCATTTCCAGAGGAAGATCAACAGCAAATGCTTAAAGATATGAAGGAGAAAAAAGAAGCAATGGATCGTATAGTTGCAAGGTGGTTAGCAGCACAACAAAAAGTCAACCAAGCAGAATACCAGCACTTACAAAACGAGGTTCACCATGAACACAGCCCTTTCACCGATGGTTTCTGAATTTGAAACTGTCGAGCAAGAAAACAGTTACAACGAATGGCTGCGTGCGAAAGTAGCAGCGAGCCTTGCAGATCCGCGCCCAGCAATTCCCCATGACGAGGTTGAGCGTAGAATGGCAGAACGCTTTGCTAAAATGCGCAAGGAACGGAGTGAGCAGTAAATGTTACCCGTGTTATGGCTTGAAAGCGCAGATACCGACTTGGATGATATAACCAGCTATATTGCACGCTTTGACATAGATGCGGCAGAACGTTTATGGAAACGCTTAAGGACTTGCGTTCAGCCATTATCTGAGCATCCGTATTTATACCCGCCAAGTGACAGAGTGCCAGGTTTGCGTGAAATTGTAGCTCACCCCAATTACATTATTCTGTACCGAGTGACAATTTCAGGCATTGAAATTGTTAACGTAGTTCACGCCCGCCGACAGTTCCCTGTAACACCTTAATCCCCCTAAAGCAAAACCTTCCCCCTCTCAAGAGGGAGGGTTATTCCCGCCCATCAGTTAAGTTAGATATTGACCGTTTAGTTTATTTTTGTATAAACTAATTTCACCAACCCACCCTGCCCCACAGAACGCCAGGCAATACTTCGAGTTACCCGGCAGTGGTCAGGGGTTAAGTAGCCAGCCCGAGGCGTATGAACATGACGGCGGGAACACTTTATATAACAGCGCAGCAGGTTTTTAGTTCCGCGCCCCGGCGTTAAGGGGAAATGAGGTCAACATGGATACGCTCAATCTTGGCAACAACGAATCTCTGGTATGCGGTGTGTTCCCTAACCAGGACGGCACGTTTACCGCGATGACGTATACCAAAAGTAAAAAGTTTAAAACCGAAGCTGGCGCGCGTCGCTGGTTAGCCAGAAACACTAACTGATTAGCACCAGTAAAAACAGGTTGCCACTGGTTAATTTACCCTGAAAAGTCAGGGCATAACACGAAAGCGCACGGCGAAGTTCGTATATCTGTACGGCGTCGTTAAATTTTCTTCGACCGTGCACTTCCGGTTGTGGCAATCCGCGAAATGGCGCGGCGGTAAGTATGGCTGGGGTTTCCTCCATTGCTCCAGAAAATGCACCGGGTTGTCAGGTTGACCATACGCTTAAGTGACAGCCCCGCCACAATACCCATGTGTAGTCTTTGGTGGCATCAGTTCTACTCCGTGACTGCTCTGCCACCCTTTTTAAAGTGAATTTTGTGATGCGGTGAATGCGGCTAAGCGCACGCGGAACAGTTAAAACCGTAAAGTGGTCTTTTACTGGCGTAACAGACATCAACTAACAATCCGGCGTTAATTGTTAACTGGTTAACGTCACCTGGAGGCACCAGGCACCACATCACAAAATTCATTGTTGAGGACGCGATAATGGAAACGTTATTACCAAACGTTAATACGTCTGAAGGGTGTTTTGATATTGGTGTTCTGCTCAGTAACCGGGAGTTTACTGAAGATGCCATTAAGATGAGAAAATATGAGCCTTATCTTCTCAATGATAATTCCATACTCTCCAGAATTGCCCTTCTTAAACTTGGTATTTTCGGGGGGCAGCAGTGACTTCTGCATTTGCACTGGTAATGACTGTTTTTCTTATAACGGGTGAGCCACAGAATGTGATTACCGGAATTTATGCCAGTAAAGAATCATGCCTCCGTACAAGAGACGAGCAAAAAATTTCTGGCGAATGCCTCCCGTTAAAAAAAGTATCGCTGTACCTGAATAACGAAATACCGGCTGGATAATCCACCAGCCATATTAACGCCATACCCGTTGATTAAGCATGCCAGCAATGGCAGGGGTTCGTACAACCTTAAAATAGTTATGAGGTTTATCCATGAGCACTGATAAAGAAGAATTTTCGCTATATTGCGAAGCAAAAAATGACAAGGTCAGAAAACGCCTTGGGATTAAAGGGGGTTTTTACTGGACTACAGCAAAAAAATTATCTGTTGCCATCTCACGGTGCGTTGTTGCAATGGACGAGGCAGGCTACGACGCTGATGATTTCAAAAAACCTGTCCGCGTCCATTTCCCCGTTGTGAATGACCTTCCACCGGAAGGCGTGTTTGATACCGAATTCTGCAACCGCTATGAAAAAGGCGGGGAAGATGGCATCACAATGATATTTATAGCGCCTTCCCCCTCAGTTCAGGACAAACCAGCCAGCACTGACAATACCAACGTCAATGGCGAAGACATGGCTGAGATTGAGGATAATATGCTCCTGCCGATTTCCGGTCAGGAACTGCCCATTCGCTGGCTTGCGCAACATGGCAGCGAAAAACCGGTAACGCACGTTTCACGGGAAGAACTTCAGGCATTACATATCGCACGAGCTGAAGAACTACCGGCTGTTACTGGCCTGGCTATTTCCCACAACACAAAGCTGCTCGACCCGCTGGAGATTCGCGACCTTCACAAACTGGTACGCGACACAGACAAAGTTTTCCCTAATCCCGTTAATTCCAGTCTGGGGTTAATGACTGCTTTTTTCGAAGCATACCTGAACGCTGACTATACCGATCGAGGTCTGCTGACAAAAGAGTGGATGAAAGGAAATCGTGTTTCTCGCATCACCCGCACGGCTTCCGGTGCAAATGCCGGTGGCGGAAATAAAACGGATCGTAATCCTGATTTAGTACACACCCTCGATACTCTGGATGTGGAGATTGCAGCAGCCACACTTCCGATGGATTTTAATATTTATGAAATTCCCGTGAGCGTTTATCGTCGCGCAAAAGAAATCGTCCTGAAAAAAGAAAGTCCGTTCAGGGAATGGTCCCCAGCACTTCGCGCAACCCCTGGTATCCTGGACTATTCCCGCGCAGCTATTTTTGCACTTATCCGGAGCGCCCACCCTGAGTTTTATCACTACCCGGGACGTCTTCAGGGGTATATCAATGCCAACCTGACAGAGACCGATCACGAGAATCCCACAGCTGAAACGCTCATGGCTGCCCGGCATACACCGGAAAAAGATATCCTGGAAGAAATTAACCGCGAGCTGGCTGCTGAGTGCAAAACAGAAGAAGAAAAAAATGATGAAGAAAACCCGCAACCATCTGGCGCAATGGCAGATGAACAGGCAACGGCTGAAACAATGGCAGCGGATACAGTTGAACATCATCAGGACCCGCAGCCGCTGGATGACAAGTCACAGGTAAAAGTTACCGCTGAAGAAGTAAATAAAATTATGGAGGCAGCAGACATCAGTCGACCAGATGCAGACAAATTGCTTGCCGCTTCCCGTGGTGAGTTCGTTGAAGGCATCAGTGACCCTGCCGATCCGAAGTGGGTTAAGGGGATCCAGAGTCGCGACGCCGAGGACCAGAACCAGCAAGAAACAGAACAGAACGGTCAGAAAGCGGAACAAAACAGCCCAAATGCGTTACAAAACGAGCCAGAAACGAAACAACCTGAACCAGTCGTGCAACATACCAGGAGACATTCAACGAAGAAAGCCAGGATGAAGCCCGGGAGAAAGATCCAGAGGAAATGAAAAGTGCCGTATACCCGAACAAGGAGTGCACCGAAGGCGATCAACATGCCAATGGCAATAATGAAACAGGCGAGACAGCAAATCCCTTAATTAAGGTGAGCGGTCATCATGAAAGCACATCCACCAGCAGGTTGTGGCACCATCTGATGATTGACCTTGAAACAATGGGCAAAAATCCTGATGCGCCAATAGCCTCAATAGGCGCTGTATTTTTCGATCCACAAACCGGAGAGCAGGGGCCTGAATTCAGCAAAATAATTGATATGGGTACATGTGGCGGCACTGTAGACATAAGCACCATCGAATGGTGGCTTCAACGCTCTGGCGAAGCCCGTGCCGCCATTTTAGCTGATCGAATACCGCTTGATGATGCGCTTTTACAATTACGGGAATTTATAGACGAAAACTCCGGTGAGTTTTTTTGTTCAGGTCTGGGGAAATGGAGCCAACTTCGACAACGTGATTTTACGCCGTTCATATGAACGGCAGGAG